GGCCAACTAAAATTCAGAAGCTTGTTTGACCAAACAACTTGGGCATAGTCGTCATTACTTATTATATTATCGTCTGGAAGCTTAATGAAGTCTGAATCGCCATCTAGGCGAACGACATTAAAGGCTCCTGTTGCATAATCAATTTGGAAACCATAGGCTATTTTGCCAGTAGGTTCTGGAAATTCAACAATTCCAGGGGTCTCAACCTCTTTTAAAAGGGAGATAGCATCAAGACTCATTAGTTAACGTCCTCATAAATAGATAGCCAACAGCTAAAACTAGTAGTTGCTCCATCATCTACCGTTGGAGCATTCGCGAATACAGTGTCATAGTTAGAAGCTTCACCAACTAGGACTACCTTTTGACCGCTATCAATCAATTGAACAGTCTCACCTGCAGGTACTCTTTTAGATTTTGCTAAATAATGTTTAGTTGTTCCACCTGCTTTAAGAATCCATACATCACAAGGAAGATCGAATTCCGTATTGTTGGAGATAGAAGCTCCTACTACCACGCTTGCCTTGTTGGCAGGCGTAGCATATATGGTCACCTCGTCACTACTGGGATAATTGGCGTGTCCAAAAGGTAGATTAAATTTTTTAAAACTAGCCATTAACCGTAGGCAAGGATATCGTTAACAGAGCCGCCACCTCCTCCTCCACCGCCACTACTGACAATGACCCAAGAGTTGAGAGAACCTGCTATATACATACTAAAGGCTCCTGAGGTTGAGTTATACCACCAATCACCTTCTATCATCCCACTTGTAGGAGCAACGGCTGCATTGAAAGTTTTATTGCCTGTTGGATTCCAAGCTGAGCCTGTATAAACTTTTAATGCATCAACTGTTGTGTCGTACCACAGTAATCCTGTATTAGGAGAACTTGGAGCCGTGCCAGCTACTACAATCGTTGATACTGTTTCACTAGGCTCTGTCCATGCTGAACCAGTCCATACTTTTAAGATGTTGCCAGTCGGCTCCATCCATAAATCACCAGTCTTAGGACTACTAGGGGCAGATGCTGCAACAGTAACAGCACCAATACTTCCTAAGCGATCTCCAGACGCTAATTGTTGAGGATAACCATCAACATAAACAACAGGTTTACGATCTGCCATTAGCTCAGTTCTACAGGTGTACTAATTTTTACGTCTATTTTGTCTGCACTAAGCCCTTCCCCTAGTAAAACACTGAACGATCCTGCCGCAGAAGGTGCCGTAGTAGTTATAGATCCTGCTGCATCACTTAAGAAATAGTGAGTTGTAGAAGCGTAGCTACCTGTGTTTTCCAATGATCCTCGTGTTACTACAGCAACCTCGGCATCTTGGACTGCATCTTCTTTTGCAAATCCCAACACAGTCGCTTTTTCTCTCGTGTCATCATTTTCCGCTTTGTAAACCTTGCCGTCGCTTTGTATATATAAAGCGTCTCCTTTTGAAACGTCTTCACCAACAGTAAGGTCAAGGGCAATAGAAGCACCACTGCCTCCCGTTCCAAGAGCACCTTGCAGTGTCACTAACGCGGCGATGATTCCGCCTGTATTCTTCGGATACTCTTGTGTCAATGTTCCTCCCGCTGCAACGATACAGGCTTGAATGGCAGAAATAATTCCACCATAATTGTTAGGATATTCCGCCATGGTTTAATTTTACTTGATAATGACAGGAGCATTTGCAGATCCACCAACTACACTTTGGACCATTGGGTATTCAATACCTCCTTGATTAACTATTGATTCGAATTCTTGAGTAGCACTATTAAAAATACGCAATTGCTGCGTACCTCTTTTAAGCCACCAATCATTCTGTCTGCACCATGACACTAAAGGTTGTTCAGCATCATTCCATAGCATAGGTAATGATGAAGGACGAATATTATCTCTAACGTCTCCACCTGGGAAAAGTTCCAATCCTACAACTTCTGCTAAGGATAAAATATAACGGTCGTAATTAATTCGATGTCGAGCATTGTATTCTCTATAAACTTGATCATCAAAATCACGTTCTAACTGATCACTGAAAACACGGAATTCATCATTGTTAACTGGATAATCATTGGGCTCGTACCAAGGAACCCCAGCTTCCCATCTCATGGCATGCATATGCTTGCATTCCCTACGTTCATCAATACGTCTAGGTAAACTTCTCCACTGCCTGTAATAACCAACACCTTCTTTCTCCCATGCAGAAAAGACATTCCTGCTCGCATTAGGTAGAGGGAATGCATCCATCCCACCACTTTCTTTCGGAAATTCTAAGTTTGCTAACGCACCTCCTAGGTGATCAGGGCAGCAACAAAAAAACTTATGGGAAGAGCATAAATGCTTGCCACTACTAGTATCCCATAGGTTAGGGGAAGCAGGGTCATAGTCTAATTTTTTCCAATACGTTGTATTATTAACCTTAACTCTTCCATATGCTTTCGATAAATCAAAAGTTAACGTCATCGCACTACTACTTGCTGCGATAAGAGTTAAAGCAACACTTCCTACGGGATTTTCTATAACATCGGCAGGATAATTATTGCCACTAGCTGTATCTTCAAATTGATCTCCGATAAATACATTGAAGATACCAACTTGCGTTGCATTTAAAACACCACTAACGTCATAAACTAATGTATGATTTGCAGGGTCTGGATCCGAAGTAAACGTTGATATTGCCGAAGCACTTAAAGGTTGAGGAAGGATAATACTCCCACGAGTTCTAGTACCCACATACCAAGTTCGTTCTGGACTCGATTTACTGGGAAACATGGTCACTATATCTTTAGAGACACCGCTTACAGCACCTGTTGAAAAACGAGTGTTGCTATATAAAGCTTTGTCATCCCATGATCGACCTAACCCATAAAAATAAGCTTGACCTAATTGCCAACGCTTATAGTCAGTTGTTCTGTTGTACTGTTCTAAAACAGTAGGGAAAGTAATCGTTCCATACTGTCCTGCACCTGTTGATTTTGTTGGATATAAACCCTTAGCTCTAGGTGATAATCCGCGAGTAATAGGCTGAAGACCAAATCCCTTATCGAGAGATCCTAATCCACAACAACTTTTACCCATGATTTAGTAATAAGCTCCTTGCAATCCGCCAGAGAAACGAGACCTGTCATCAAAGAATGTAGTGCCAGTAGCAGCTCCTTTCTTCATTCCACGTCGTGCATAAGGTCTGTCATCTTGTGTGATAGGACCAGAGGTTACATCTCCGTAGTAGTCATCTTCCTGACTTCCGTAACTAGGAGATCCTGACTTCAAATCACTAGCTCCAATACTTGCTTGATTTCCTCCTGTAACTCCACCCCTCCTTAATGCACCTGTTTCATCCGCACGAGCAGCATTAATATAAGAATCAGCTTCCCGACGAGCATCATCGTAGTCAGATTTTAATTGACCATATCTAGACGATAATTCTCCGTAGGAAACTCTGTTCTCCTCTAACTGGTCGCTTAAACTACTTTGATCATTTAATGCTGTTTGATAAAGATCTTCATATTCTTTGGTTTTTTGATTTAAATAAGAAGTTTGGGTGTTGGCACTGTCCTCATCTCCCATCCATGTTCCAGCAGTATCATCATCATCATCATCATCCGCAACATATACAGGAGTACAATTTGGCGGAGTTCCTGTATATCCTGTAGGACAAGAATCATCTCCTCCTCCATCAGGGGTGCAATTAGGAGGAGTCCCTGAGTACCCAGAAGGACATGTGTCATCTATATCGACACAGTTTGGAGGAGTTCCTGTTTGTCCTGCTGGGCACTGCTGAACAATAGGCTGACAATCTGGATAAGTTCCTGTCGTACCTGCAGGGCATTGAGGAACATCGTCTACACAATTTGGTGGAGTTCCTGATTGTCCTGCAGGGCATGTCTGAGCAGTAGGTTCTACACAAGCACTGCCAGTCCACGTTTTAGAAGAATCTTGGTTGCATGCATACTCGTTGGATAACTTGATATTGGCCAGTACTTGTCCACGAGTCTGACCACTATTAAGATCATTCATCCACCAATCCAAACCTTCCTGACCGATTTCCCTGTTGAGTATGTCTGGGTTATTGTAAACCTCCCTTAGCCAAGCTTCATCGTTGGAAACTGTTGTAGTTGTTCCGTCTGGTAATGTGATTTCTGTGTTGCCAGATTTCTCGGCTGCATAATTAAAATGAGCTTCAATATCATCTCTAGATGTACGACCTCTTAATATCTCCTCTTTCCACCAATCCAAGCCTGTTTGATCAAAGACACCATCATCACTATCAGCACCTTGTCTCGCAAAAATATCGTCGTATGAATTAGATAAATATGTATCTAAGTCTTCTGATACACCCCAGTTACCTTGATTCTTAGCAGTACCCTCAATAGTGTTCTTCGCTGCTTCGATCCCCACTTTTGCAGCGTGATCCTCCCAATAAGTCTTTGCGGAATCACTAAGAAGACCAGCGTTAATCCCGTTAGCTGTATAAAACTCTTGTAGCCAATTATCGTTTCCACCACTACTGCTACTGCTTTGAGCGGTACCTCCTCCCGAGGAAGCATTATTAGAAGATGTCGTAACTACATTGTTATTGTTGTTGTTGCTAGACGAGTTGTTATTAGCAGATATGGTGGCTGAATTAGTTGTTTGATTATTGTTGTTGTTATTTGAAGAGTTGTTGTTAGAAACAGTGCTGTTACTGCTAGTGGTCGTTACATTATTGTTATTGTTACCTCCTCCAGACAAAGTGATTGTCGTAGTTGAAGGACCAGAGGTACTAGCTAAATTATTGACTGCTGTAGAGGATGAAACAGTAGCTGCATTATTTGCTGCAGTTGCAATAGCCGCATTATTAGATGCCTTAGCCTTCTCTGCATTAATATCTTTCATTTCCTGCGACTGGTCGAAGCTCGCTATCACTCCAGCTCGACTGATATTGCCTGACTTAAGTGCATCCGCCCAGTAATTCTTACCGTCAGTATCTGGCTCTCTATCAAACTTCGCCCTGTAGAGGTTGTCTAGAAAATTACTATTAGATAATCCTGCAATAGAAGCCATGATTTAGAAGAAACCTCCTTGAGCTAAAACATGAACTCGAGTATTAGCAGAAGGAGCTGTTAATGCGGCATCGACACCGACGTATAACAATGCTCCTGATGGTACGTATAAACCAGTGTTCTTCTTATCTGTTTCATTTGGATAAGCAGCCATTGTCGCAGCAGGACTAGCCAAGTTAGGAACGGGAACAGTGATAGGCGGGAGAGATATATTTGTTCTATCTCCCATAGATAATGAAGTAATTGCTCCCATCGCCACGGCCACAGTATTCGCTGTCGTGATACTGGCCGCAGTCGTAGCAGTGCTTAGAAATGCGATAACATTTGAAGCTGTTGTTGTCTGCTCATTTGCAATAATCGACAAGCTATCAATGATTGCTCCGTCATTACCTGAGCAATCCACCAATAGCACGCATCCAGGAGAGGATGGTGTATTTAAATTTCCGCCTGCTGTTAAAGCGGCTGTGCCTCCGACGGTAGCAAAGGAATGCATTGGTCTATCGACCAATAGCGGCATTTTATTTGAACTGGTAGTAGCCATTAGATACCTCTTCTATATAGATTTTATAGGGAACAGATTCATGATTTAATTCCCGTAAAGAAAGGTTCAGGAACGTCACGTTGAGGACCTGAATCTACTAAACTCACACCAGTATTCATTCCCTTTCTAGGAGCTTTAGGAGGAATAACTTTACCAGGTCTATCTACGGGAACTGGAGGAGGATCGAAGCTAGAACCTCGTTGATTAGGACGTACTAAGGTTGGTCCTTCCCCTAATGCAATCTGCTCTCCGTCACCATAAGGATTTTTTCTCTTAACGAAATCACCCGACATCGACTCTTTTGGATTAACAGGAGCGCCAATTGGCTTGAAAGAATTAGCATTCTCAGGATTGTTTGGTACGCCTCCTTTACTGCCAGCAAAGAACTTGTCTGTTTCTGAATGTGCCTTTTGGTTTAAATACCATTCATTAGGTCGGAAAGATCTTTTAGGTCCTTCCTTATATCTCATTGATGACGATTCATCTTTCGACTTTCTGTTAGCCATTAAAAGCTACCTCCGGTAAATCCACCTTCTCTATTGAATCTAGTAGATACCCTTTTAAACCGATCTGCTAATAATGTTCTTCGCTGTTGTGCTTCTACATCTTGGTCGGTAACGACATTGGATGGTTGAACATTCAAAGGAGACTCAACGCCTGCCTCTTCATTGGTGACACCAATGTTTGGTTGTAAGTCATTTCCTTGAGTATTGCCTGTTTGTCCTCCAGTAGCAGCCGCTTGAGCAAAGTTAGGACGTGCTCCTAGCTCTGCTAATTGGCCTTGGTTATGTTCTTGAGTTCCATTTCCTTGTGCAAATTCAATACCACCAATGTCGTTGCTTGCAATATTAGAGGGAGGGGGTGCTATCCCTGCACCTGAGATATCTCCTCGATCTTCCTGCAATTCAACAGCTTGATTTTCTGTGTAAGGAGATTCTCCTACATCTATACCATATTGCTGAGCAAGTTCATTTAACTTCTCTTGCTGTGCTCTTTTGGGGTCAGACGTTTGGGTGACCTGACCAAAACCCGGTGCTGGATACATCATTACCTCCAATTCATTGAGCCAACGGCTTGAGATACTCTTGTGCCAACAGCGGTATCTGCTGGTCCCTTAATAGACATAATAAACTCTCCACCGGAACGGTCGAAAGCATACCGACGAACTTCATCTCTTCTGTAGTTCGCCACATATAAAGTTTCAGCTAAGCGATCTACTTCTCTTAAGTATATTTCCCTGTAATCTTTATCAGCTTTAATAGGATCTGACTGGTAGATCGCTCTATCAGTGTCTCCAGTAATTCTTTCAATACGGCTTGGCTGTGGCTGAGTCTCAACCCTAAAGACCTGAGATAGTTTATAAGCTTTATCACACCGATTGATATGCTCTATCACGCGGGTATAAAAATAGCTATCAGGAATTCGAGCCATTGCTTCTTCTAAACGAGCAATGTCACCGGCAGGAAGATTAGCTCCTGTGTTGTAGCCAAGGTGGAATCTCGCTCGGCTTTTGTCGTAATCGTTTAATTCCAATAGCTATTGAATCAACCTATTCCTTATTGTAGGTAAATCAAATCGTTCTTAAAAACTTCATCCCAGTCCACGCGACTAATCTTTCTTAACTGCTCTAAATTCTTGAATTTTTCACCTGGTAAGGATAAACGTAGTTCAACAATTTTTTTAGCAGTTGCATAGCCAACTCCTTTAACCGTTTTAGCTATTCCTTCTGCTGTTGCTAGATTCAAATTCAATCTGTTATCTATAGGAATCACAGCTTCCGGCATTTTATCTTCTTCATCCTTAAGGATCTCTGGTGTCTCTATCTTTTCACCTGTCTTACCTCTACCAGGCTCATATGCTTCCAAATCGGCAAGTGCTACATATTGAACAACACCTGTCGCATTTTTAACCATCGCCCAGTCCTTATCGTGATGTCCTATGAAATCAACGATTTGACCATTTTTCAGATTTTGGTATAACGCCATAACAATAAAAAAGAGGCATCCTTATGCAAGATGCCTCCATCATAGGGACAAACCGAAGTTTTAGCTTCGATTTATGTCTCTGTTATGTAAGGAATAAATGTTGAATCAACATCAGGTACATCGTCTTCAACGAAGTAAGCTACTTCAACGATGATTGGTGTACCACCAGCAGCAGTAGAAGATAGGTTACTACCTGTACCGTTACCAGCCGCATTACGTACATAGACCTTAAGAGTCTCTGCACCAGCTAATGTCTTAGCTTCTACTTCTCCTTTCTTTGCAGAAGTAGGAGCAATAGTTGTAAGCGCAACTGCAACTACTGGAGTAGAAACTACTGTGGTGCTAATTGTACCAGCGGCAGAAGCTGCTGCATCCTTAACTGCAATAGTGTCAGTATTAGTACCGACTAGACCAGAGGTTGCTGTTCCTACAGCTCTATCCTTTCTCATGTCAGGCACACGAATACCAACGTGGTATACGTTTGCACCTGCAGGGATAGTTAGACCTGTTATGTTCGCACGGACTTTGTCGTCTGCACGCATATCAGGGCTAGGGATGGTTACAGCGAACTCGGTGCCACCTACGGAGTCAACGAGAGCATAACCAATTTTTTGGTAGTACTGTCTACCAGGTACAGCCACAACAGGCTGACCTTGATAACTACTGAGTGTTGTAACCCAGTTTCCAGGGAAAATCTTTTTAGCCATTGTTATTAGTTACCTCCTCAATATACGAATGAGTAAGCAACAGTTATGAAGTCCTTATTAAGGATTTCAAAACCAGCAAAAAGGGACCAGATCATAATGATGAAGCGTGAAAAGTCATCATTATTGTTTAATAAAATCTGGGCATTATTGCCACCAATACCAACACCAACTGCCTGAGGTCCGAAGAATAACATTGGAGCAATGTTGTAATCTGCAGCACCAGCGGCAGCTACAGGAACAGTTGCGTTAATAGTCTTCTCTGGTAAGTTGGTTGATTCGAACCATCTTACGCCCTCAAACAAAAATCCGGTTGGCATCACCGGTTGACCAGCTACAAAACCAGCTTGACCATATGCTGGACCCATTCCTTGGAAGAAGTTAGCATTTGGAGCTTGCTCTGGAGACATAGGATTCACCATTCCGTTTCCGGCATAGCGAGCTATTTCTCTAAAGCTCTCGTTTTGGCGAAGATGCATCATCGCTGTTGGATCAGCGATACATCTGTAGTAGCCGTCGCTAAAAGTTGGAACGTTTCTCTTACGCATGTCTTTTACAACTTGCAGTAAGTCAGTCTTTACGTCGAACTTAGCTGAGATACCTGCACCATATGTGAAGAATGGAGCTGCTGCTGCTTTAGCTGAACCACCTGGGAAGTAGTAACCACCCTGGCTGTCAGATGCGTTTCCGTTAGCTTCTGCTTTAAATAGCTCGTCTGCGAAAACTCTGTCACGCCAACGTCTGTAGTCATCTA